TGTGATTGACGGACATCAGCTTGAAGCAAAGATTTGGTTTGAAAACGAAAGTGATTGTTGGAGTGTTCTTTTGAAAAACGAAACACTTTATGACCAAATCAATGCTGAAGCTGGATGGTGTGATGTAAGCGAAGTACCTTCAAAATTAATCAGACCAAAAATAAGGCCACAAAACTAAGGAGAACAAAATGCAGATAACGTATAATAAAAAACATTACCCAGAAATGAGTACCCATGATATGTGGGCAACAGGTGGTTATGTACCTCTTTGGGTAGTTGAATGGAATCTACGTCATGCTTTCGGTGTAGAAGAAAATTTACTCGATCATCTTGATAACTCATACAAATCAAGGGCTGGTCTTTCGGTAAAAGATAGACCTCTTGGTGGAGAGATAGATGCTGAAGGTGTCTATCGATACCCAGAAGATGAACCTATGTATCCATACATGACTTGGGAAACTAGAGATGGAACAGTTTATTTTTATCCTTACTCAGTGATGGGAATACCAACTGGATCAGAACATTATGCAGTGAGGATGGACTAATGACTAGATCAACACCTAGATTTACACGCAGAGACTATGAGTTTATCGCAGATAAGATTGCTCCGCATCTTAGCTGGGCAACAGCAATCAAGTATGTTGCTGATGAACTGAAAGCTACTAATCGAAACTTCAACTATGATAAGTTTGTAGAACGTGCTGAACGAGCATGGGAAGAAAACTATAATCTTAGCAAAGAAAGCTTTGATGATGAAATTCCCTATTAAAAGAATAATAAAATGTATTCCAACAGGGTTAAGTGACGACACTCCACCCGTTAAAGGCAGGACCATGAGAGCGTGTGTTGGGAACTCTCACCGAGAAATTATTTGAACTGATCAATCAAATAGTTTTATCAGCCAACAAGGGGCGGTTGGTCGGGAATAGCCCCATTAAAATAATAATGGAGAACTAAATGAGCAAAGTAAAATCATATGTAATGGATCGAGAAGCAAGAGCTGCTGAACGTGGAGCTGCTGATCGATACTATGGTCGTCAACCTGTTCCTCATATGTGGTTAGATAGTTTAGGCATTAACTTTGCAAATGAAAAGCAAATGTCAACAAACGAAATCGAAGCATACTGGGAAGGATGGCGCAATGAAGAGGATAGAAAAGACTGGGGTGATACCTATTGACGAGTGCAGTAATTTTTCTGCATAAGTGCAGTATGAAATCATATCTAAACTATTTGCAAGATCGAGCAGAGGAGGCTGATGTCTCCCTGCTCAAATGTTTTAAACGTGCTGAGATACCTACCTCAACATACTACAGAACAATCAATGGCAATACAGAACTCAGATATGATACAGCTGTGAAAGTCATCAATGTTATCGAAGAACTTTACTCGATACAAAAAGCCAGTGAGCATACCAAGAGACTACGAGAAGCTAATAAGCCTGTTGATAGAAGCTCGATTCGAGCGAGGTTTAAGCCAAGAGTCTTTAGCTCATAAGATTGGTTGCACCTCTTCACTTATTCATAAGTGGGAAGCGCACAAACGTATTCCCTCTGGGTTTATGTTAATCTGTTGGTTGGATGCTTTAGGTTATGACATCGAGGTCACGAAAAGGAAGAGCAGCAACGTGCATAGCATGTCAGACTAAGACACATTGGTATGTTGCTATCCTAAAAAATAACTCAGGGTATACTATGCAAAAGCACTGGTATGTATGCCTAAACTGTTATGAGGAAGACAAATGGCAAACCGTAACAAAAACAAAGGAACTTACCACGAAAAGTGGTTTGTTAACTGGCTCGAAAAAGCGGGTATCAAAGCGAAAAGGCAACCCCTCTCAGGCAGTTTGGGAGGCGAGTATAGCGGAGACATCAAGCTCGAACTCAACGGAGAAGAACTGGTGGGAGAAGTAAAGTATAGAGACAAGTCTAACTTCCCTAGCCCATTCAAAGTATTAGAAGGCAGAGACATTGCTTTCTATAAAAGGCGGACTGGACAACCGCAAACAATAGTCATCATGAGTGGTGACAGATTTATAAAACTAATGGAGAACAAAGATGAACCTTAAACAAAAGTGGTGGGAGTGGCACAAGCAAAACCCACATGTATTTAGATTGTTCGAAGAGTTTACTTTCAGAGCAATCAATCGAGGACACAATAGACTAAGCGCATGGCTTGTAGTCAATCGCATTAGATGGGAAACTAGCATTGAAACAACGGGTGATGATTTCAAAATAAGCAATGACTACATTGCGCTGTATGCCAGATACTTTATGCACCTGCATCCAGAGTATGATGGCTTCTTTAAAATAAAGAAAATGAAAAGAGTAGAAATACAAGGAGAACAACATGAAGAATCTTACGCATAAAGCAGTCCAAGCAAATGTCTGGGATGCCCACATTGCCAAAGCCAACAGCTCAGTCTCAGCTCTCAAAGAATACAAGAAATCAAACTATCACGTTGATGGATACCGCATCAATGCCAATCGCATTGTGAACGGTGAACGTGTTGGTGAAGACTGGCTTCGAGGTAAGCTAAAGAAAGAGCTGATTAAACTTGGCTACTGCAAACCATCAGACTTTGAAAAGTATAACAAACCTAACGGCAGTATAAATATTGGTTGACCATACTGCACTAATGCAGTACGCTAACCATTATAAATAAAGGAGAACAAGATGAACCGTAAAGGATTCATAGGTGGCTCAGACTGTGTAAAAATTATGCAAGGCCACTGGTTGGAATTATGGCAAGTCAAAACTGGTAGAGAAATGCCAGAAGATTTGACAAACAACATTGCTGTGCAACTTGGTATCTGTACTGAAGACTTCAATCTTAGTTGGTTCGAGCAACAAAATAATTGTATTCTTAGCCATCATCAATATGAATACAAAGAAACTATTGGATTAGTTCCAGTAATAGGTACTGTCGATGCTCGATTAATTGATGCTATTGTTGAAGCAAAGCACACAAATGCTTTTAATAAAATGGAAGATGTTATCAAGCTATACATGCCGCAGATACAACTGTACGCTCACTTAGCAAAAGCAAAAGGTGCTTATCTGTCTGTGATCTTTGGTAACAGCAAATGGGAATCTACATATGTCGAATACAGTGAGAAGTATTTCAATTCTATGTGGGCAGTGGTGTCGGACTTCTGGGGTTACGTGCTACGCGATGAAGAACCGATTGGCGTTGACTCCAAGGAATTGTCACACGACTATATTGCGGTGGACAACATGGTCAAACGAGACGCAACAACAGACAACCAGTTTGTTGACGCAGCTATCACATATATACAAGGTTATGAGCAGAACAGAGTTTTCGAAAATGCAAAGAAAGACCTCAAAGGAATGGTCGGAGCTAACGAAAGAGAAGTGTACTGTGATTACCTTTCCGTCAAGCGAGACAAGAAAGGATCGCTTAGAATAACCAAAAGAAAACAGGAGAACAACAATGAGTAATAAACTAGACATTTGGAACAAGCTGGCTGCTTCAGACCCCAAATATCTGAAGCAAGTCAGCTTTGGCAGTAGATCATTTACAGCCATTGATCCTCAGTACCAAGTCAGAATGATGACCGAACAGTTTGGACCGATTGGTTTGGGTTGGGGTTGGTTCAACACAACTGAAGTTGTATCTGTTAGCAACGGAGATAGTGCTGTACTAGCGCATGTAACTGTTTGGCATACAGACAACCATCATTCGTTTGGACCGTTCACAGGCTGTCGTAAGTTCTTCGATGCAGCAAAAGGTCGTATGGCAGAAGATGCACCGAAAATGGCTATCACTGATGGACTTACCAAAGCACTATCGCACATTGGCTGTAATGCTGATGTATTCTTAGGCGAGATGGATGGCAACAAGTATGCTGCTGATAGTGGCAAACCTAAATGGTAATTCTTGGGGGCGCTCATTGACCCTGAATCTTTGAGATTATAACGCCTGATCGAGGGGCAGGTTCCCCCAAGAACCCCTCACCTAACTTAAACAAAGGAGCCAGAAGCATGGCAGAATATGACGATACAAATAGAGGTGCAGCATTTACACCATTTCCTACTCAGAAAATGATACTTCAAGGCAAGGCAAATGTTGAAGGTGTTGACCACAAAATAATGTTAGTAAAAGATGAAACAAGAGATGGTACAGAAATCATTGAGATATACACAAAAATGGGAGCAATGTTTGTTAATGACAAGAAAGGTAATGAGGCTGCACCTGATTACTCTGGACCAGTTGGTGATAACAAACGTATTGCTGGATGGAGACGCATGAAAGATGATAAGCCTTACATGAGTTTTCAAATTAGTGAGAAACAACAAAAAGATTCAGAAAATACCTTGAAAGAAGATGCAATACCATTCTAACATAAGAATGTTCTCTGGAGGTTCATACACTGCTCAAAGTCCGTTTTGCGAACCTCCCTTAACTGGCGCACCTTTTGGTGCGTCTTTTTTTAGGAATAACAAATGACACCAATCGAAAGAATGAAAGCAGATGCAAAGGTTTGTAACTCTAAACTAAAAACAAACAGTAAAGTTATCTATACGCCAGAAGCTACAGAGTCTAGAGGTCCATCAAAAACAAGAGGACTATCAAAAACTAGAGGTAATGGTTGGAGAAACGATAAGCTTACTGATGAAGAAGTAGAAGATATTAAATACTTTCTAAGCAAAGGGTGGGATATCAGGTCAACAGCAGTCATGTGTGGTGTAAGCTACAGTGCTGTGCAAAAAATTAATTCTTTGTAAAATGCAGATTACAGAAGCACAGAAAGCAGAACTAAAGTTTCTTCGAAGAGAAGTAGATAAATGGCAAGATGAACTGTACAGACTAGATGCCCACCCCAATGTGCAAACAAATCTCTGGGTTGCCAGAAAAGAACTAAAGAAGTTTACTTCTCAGCTAAGAATAAAAGGAATTAATATCTAAACACTCAGCTCAAAGTGAGGTGCATCGATGAATGGCCTTCTACCTTGTGATCTTCGAAGATCAATGTATTCATTCATTGCTTCTTCCATTGTGCCTTCATACTCACCAATAGAATTAATATGCCAAGCAGCTCCCCATCTCAAATGAACACCAATATCTTTAGCTGCTTCTTTCATTGCATCTGCAATATCATCATAAAGACTTAGCTCCCAAGAAACTCTTGGCCCAACATAAGCAACAGTATCTATAGCAATACCTTCAAGATGTTTTGACTTCATGGTTTGGCTTGCTTTCTTCTCAAAAAGCTCACGCTGTTGATCCATTGTTCGAAGACCACCTAAATGTGGTATACCAAAATCAACACTAGTTATTCCTATTGCATACTTAGCAACAGCTACTAAACTTTTATCAACCCCTTCGAGCCGATCTAAACTTCTTTGACTTAATTTAAATGTCACTTCTTAAATCCTTTCATTGTACGGATACCAAAACTTGCAGCTATTGAAGCATACATTGCCCAGCTAAACCATTGCGGTGCAGCCTCCAAGTTCTTAAATCCCTGTTCCATATATGGTTGCATCCAAGGAACAAAACTTGCCAGAACAATAGCTATAAAACAAATTGTCCAAGCCTCATCTTTCCAAGAGTCAGCACTAGCCTCAATAGCAGCTTGCTCCCAGCTAATTTCACCAGTAGCAATCTTCATCTTAGTTTCTGCTTCAGCAGCTTTAACCTTTGCTTTGCTATCGATGTACGTTGTAGCTAGTCCAGCTACACTTTGAAGTATCCCAATCATTCTACTATCCTATCTGTTTTAGCTTCTTTGCCTAACCACAATGCGAAAGATGCGCTAAGCATTGCAGTGACCAACGAAACAAATGCGCTCTGTTGAGTTGTTGGATCGGGCAAAGTCATAAACCACAAACAAACCTTCCAAGTTAAAATAATCTGACAGAGAAATGCCAGCCTAGGCAGTATCTTCAACTGATCTATCGCGCTTGCTGTTATCTTCACCATCTAAAAACTTCCTTGCTATTCTAAGTTCACTTACTTGTATAAGTAATTTGTTATCATCTGTATAGACAACCCACCTATTGTACTTAACTTCTACTAACTTCACCTAATCCAATCTCTAACATCAATCCAATCCATATGATGCAAATAAGCTATAGCGCCAATAGCAGAGGCTGTGAGTAAGAAAAAGATACCAGCTAAGGTAATGTATAGCTCTTGCCTGTCCATAGCCTCACGCCTCGCCTGAGCCTCTGCTTCACGCTTTTCTGCTAAAACCTCTCTTCTTATCTTCAAAAGTTCTAAGTATTTGCTTCTGCCATAAGTTTGAGTTATCCATTCTTTTAATTCTTCTTCAGCATCAGCAGCTTGACGAAGTTTAGCCCATCGATCTAATGCAGTAGCGTTTGCACTCTTACCTGAAACACCTTTTTTTTGTAGCTGTTTTTTAGCTGCATCAGTAGCATCAAAGAATTGACCAATTTGTTTGCTGAGACCAGCTACGGATTTGCCTGTTTGAAGACCTAACTTAATACCGCTAAGAATTGTTAATGGGTCCATCGTTACATTCCATCGTTACGAGTGAACTCAACTGTCTTTTCTAATATTGCAACGCGAGATTGCAGCTTAATTATTTCCATCATGTGAGAAGACATACCTTCCATATCATCCCACACCAAATCAATGTCCTCCCAAAGATCACTAATCTCTTCATCAATATCATTTAATTTTGTACTATTAGCTAATATATCTCTTTGCATATTAACTTTGTCTTGTATCTCAGACTGCGCTGAGAGCTGAGATACAGTCTCTTCTAATGTGGAAATGGTACTAGCTTGTTGGGCAGTCCACCAAATAAAACCACCGATCTGGAGTATTACCACTCCAATAATACCGATACTTACTTTTGGTAAACCGTCCACAACATACCTATTAATTTACTACTTCTGTTTCGTCTGTTGGCTCTAATGATTTAGAAAGCTTTTCCATAAAACTATCTCGACCAACTTGTAATTGAACTAAATTAAACTGAGCCGATGCAATCTTCTGGTCCAAAGAACCAATGTGATTTATGCAAACCTTTGACTCGTCTGATAGTTCGCTTTCTTTGTATTCTACGTCATCAATCATGACCTTTTTTTCTTCAGTCATTCTTAACTCCTTCTAGTTAAATTACCACGGAACCCCCGTAGCTTGGGTTGGCGCTTTCAGTAGCGCAATTTCAGCCGCAAGTGCAGCTTCAGTATCGTCCTTACCAACACCGGATTGCGCCCATGCAATACAATTAGCTTCTGTTACTTTGTCATAAGCAATGAAGTCGGAAGCAGATGGGTCAGGCGTACAACCTACTGTGCCATAAACAGATGTTGAATGGTCGCCGTCAACCGCGCTGCATCGCCAATGTATTGTATCAATACCGCCCGTTGCTGTAGTTCTTTCAACTGTGGAAATAGTCCAAGTATAAGTTATTGCCATAATGTTATCCTTCTAATGCTGCTAGTCTTGTTTCAATATCTGTTAATCTTTGGTCTGCCCCTGCGCTAATAAACGAAAGCAGTTCTTCGTATCTAATCATCAGTCTTGTTTGTTCATTGCCATCGTCATTAGTCCAAGTGTCAGACATGTACATACCATATTTAGCAGCATCTAAACCCTCAGCTGCAAATGCTGCATGAACTTGTTGCGCTATTGTACCTGTGTGTGTTCGAGCATTGTCACCCTTTACCTCAACAGCATCTATTCTTCGATAAGTTCTAAATGTTTTTGCTAGTCGCTTAGATACTGCAAGCTCTGTCGCTGTTAACTCTGCAATGTTTTGTTTTTCATTTTGGTCAGATGAACTTGATGTACCATTTGAGAAAAAACCAGTATGAAATCTATAAGATGAAGAACCTACATTCATAGTGGCATCAACACGACTACCTGAGTTATTAGAAGGTGCAACAGTTGAACCATTTAACATGATACCGTGTGAATTTCCTGCGTACGCAGTAGTACCGCCAGAAGTTAAAATACTTCCCACTAAAGTGCTGTCTTTATAAAAAGAAGCAATATTGCCATCACTTGATTTTCTTGTAGCAACAAATGGGCCATTATTTGAAGCAGTTGCAAATAGGCTTCCGTCAGGTTTGGCCTCAACACCTACTGTTTGATAGTTTGTAGCAGTTTTGCCCACCAGTACACGACCTGAGCTATCAATACGCATACGTTCTGTGTTGGTAGTATAAAACTTTATTGGTGTGTTTTCTCTATTATTTATGTAAACAGCATTAGCATCATTACCTAATGTAAAACCGTCATTTACAGTATTTCCTGTAGTAGTATTATGAATACTAATAAATGACTGGGATGTACCTCCTATTTGTAAAGAATAACCAGTTGAATCTGAATAAGGGGTTACTCCAATACCAACCCGACCTGATGTATCTATCCTGACACGCTCATGGTTATTAGTTCTTAGGATTAAATCATCGTTACTTTTAGACCCAATATATGTACCGCCACTGTCAGCATAAAGTCTACCGTAACCACCACTAAGGTCGCCAAAGTCTATCATTCCACTAGACCCTGCATCTATTTCTAAATGATTGCCAAATGTAGCCCCTGCATTGAACGCAGCCTTTCCTCCCTCACTCATATCAAGGGTCAGTGCCGTAATAGTTGAGCCACCATCATTGCCTTTAAAAAGAATATCTTTATCTTGTCCTAGTGAATTAACCCCAAAATCACCGCTATGATTTGCAAGCTCTCCAATGTTATCACTACCATCTTGATATACAAAATTACCGCCATCAGCGTTGAAAACTAAATCCCCTGCTATATCAAGAGTAAGGTCACCAGAAGCATTAGCTATGTTGCCAGTTACAGTTATGCCAGAAGATGTAGTCTCAAGTTTGTTAGAATTATCGTAGTAAAGTTTAACCGCACCGTCAGTAAGGAACTGAGCCATATATTCAGTTGCACCCTTTTGGATAAACACACCAGTTCCGTTCGAATGAAGCTCTAGCTTGCCATCGCCAACGTCAGCTATCTTTGAATTACCATCATGGTAAATCTGTAAGTCTGACCCTGCCCCAAAAACTAATCTATCATCAGAAGCTCCAGAGCTATCACCAAAAACAATATTATTACCACTAGTAGTATTACCAATGCCAAGAACAGTAGATAAGTTTCCTGCGCCACCCCCTGAAACCTGAGCATCAACGTAAGCCTTAATACTTTGTTGAGTAGCTAAATGCGTAGCACTGTTCGAAGCAAGGTTATCTTCGTCTTTGATTGCCGTTCCACTTACCCCAGTATTTAAAACGGCTGATGTTAGTGTTTTGTTAGTAAGCGTATCTGTGGTTGTTTTACCTACAAGTGTATCTGTAGTAGCAGGAAGCGTAAGTGTAATGTTGCCACTAAAATCAGAATGAGCAGGGGCTTGAACTCTAGCACGATGAGCATTGCTAGACTCACAATAAAAATCTACATAAGATTGTGCGCCACCATTCTTAATTGATATAGCACCTTGAGAAATACTTACTCCGTCCGTTCCACCAAATGTTGAAGTTCCTGTCATTGCAGGGGCAGCTAATGTTTTATTAGAAAGTGTTTGTGTTCCTGTTAACGTTGTTACAGTTGAATCAATATTTAACGTAACTATACCACTTGAACCACCGCCTGATAAACCTGTACCAGCAGTCACCCCACTAATATCACCACTAGCCGTTACTTGAGAATCAACATAAGCTTTAATTGACTGTTGTGTTGCTAAATGAGTTGCAGAGTTCGAGGACATATTATCCTCATCTTTTATAGCTGTACCAGATACACCAGTATTTAACACAGCACTTGTAAGCGTCTTGTTTGTAAGTGTGTCTGTTGTTGCCTTACCTACTAATGTGTCAGTAGCATTAGGTAAGGTAAGAGTTCTAGTTCCATCCAGAGTATCAACGGCTAAATCTAAAGTATTACTATTCTGATAAAATCTAATCTCAGGAGTAGTTGTAGATTGCAACTGAATAGACTGAGCGCCAGAGTTTGTTAAAAAATCTACATAACTTAACTGTGGTTTAAGACTAATAGGCCCTACGCTAGTTTCAATAGTTAAACCACTATCAGCAAGTATTCTGTTCCCTGCCGCACTTACCCTAAATGTAAACTTAGTTGAGCCACCATCTTTTAAAAATATTTCACCACCATCAGCATCTAAGGTAATATCTCCAGAAGAGTCTACTAAAACATCACCAGAAGTAAGCCTAGTGCTACCACCAGTAGCAATAATATCTACAACATGAGTTGTATTACCATCTAATAATATTTTACCAACACCAGAACCTTTATTAGATTGAAGAATTGCAACACCATTTTCAGAAATTAATTGAGAATCTGTATCTGCATTTACTCTAAAAAAAGTTCCTGCCCCTGGACTCCCAGAATAAGCAATAGTAAATGTATCAACTACCATATCATCAATAGTAAGATCAAAATCAGCACCACTAGAAACAACTAAGTTTCCACTAGCATCAAACCCAAATAATTTATTAGCACGAGAACTAGCATTTGGCAGAACTAAACTTGCATCAGCATCAGAGTCAGCAAGACGCAATGTTCTTGTTGTTACATCTTTAATATCAGAAGTAATTGCTGTTAACTTATCAAGCTGCTCATTCAATGCAGCTCTGTTAATTGCAGAACCACCAGTAAAATCAGTAACACGCTCAATGTCAATGTTTCTAACAATAGTTATAATGTGATTTAAAGTAATACCAGTTCCAAAGGTAATATTACCTGTTGAGCCACTGCCACCACTAACACTGTAATGCGTTGTTAATGTTTTTTGCGTTACTGTTCCAGATGTATCTTCTTCGAACACATCAAGATCATCATTGTCAAAAAACTCAAAAGGTACAGCAAACACAGTTTGACCGCTAGTTGCTGTGTACCTTACTCTTGGATCGTTATCAGATAAAGAAATAGCCATATGTCACCTCGTTATTTCCTTGTGTTTTAAAAATAAAAAAAGATCAACGCACAAATTACGGCCTATTAGGAAGAAAGCCTACGGCATCCTTCGCTGTATCTTTAATAATATCACCAGTAACAAGAGTCTCAATTAAAGGAGTTACCTTAATTAAACCCTTTGCTCCATCTTGAACATCACCTTTTATCATTTGCCCAAGAGAAGTTATTACTTCATAACTCCAATCAGCAGGTGAACCACCAATAGAAACTAAAGCCCCTAATGGATCAGGATCAGCTTGGAATTTAGGCTGAATAGGAAAGTTATTTTCAAAACCCATTTCACTATACATAGCAAGCGCCCTGTAACCCATGTCACTGTAAATTGCTGCAAGCCCAGAGAAGTCAAAAGAACGCATAATTTTGTCTTCTATATCCATATCATCCCAAGCCCAGTTAGGAGTTCGAACACTTACAATCATATAGCCAAGACCCATAGCAGCAGCCACATGAGACAAACGATTACGCACTGAGCCAGACGCATGATTTGCTGTTATCTTACTCAAAGCACCCATTGTGTAACTGTAAAAAGTAAAAGGCAAAGAAAGAAGACCACTCTCTACACGCCTATATCCTTGAACCCTTGGGTCAATAGGTAAATCAAAAGGTAAAGTCCTTGCTAAACTTTCTGGAATATATGCAACGCCACCCATAACAATAGGTTTATCAGCAGGTGTACCCATAATAACCCTATTCATAACACCAGAGTTCAAAGCATTACGAAATGCCTTTACTGCTTCTTCATCAGTCCAAGCTTCTGTGTTTGGTAAATATAGCTTACCTTGACTCTGCTCATAAGGTGATTCTGTAATACGTCTAGCAAGATCAGGAGTAATATTATACCTAGCTAAAAATTCAGTATCAAACTTTGTTGGCTTTCCAGCAACTAGACGCAAAGAAGAATCAATAATAGTATGACCTCGAAGCAAACCATCCAAAGTCTTTATGGCAACTGTTACTGGCCCAAGTCCATTAAAAGTATAGAAAACATTGTTTAGCTTATCTGGAATAGTTTTACTAAATACATCATTAGTAAGGCTTTCCATATATTTTAAATGAGTAGTTCCTCGGACAAATTCTAAAGCTTCACCAGCAAGGTTAAGTTCTCTCTTTGCCATCTTCAAAGAAAGATCATCCATCATTCCTAAGAAAGTACGACCAATAGCATTTAGCTCATGATCCATAAGTATTGATGCAGAGTCAGCAACAGCAGCAAAACCTGAGCCACCTAAAAATGTCCAACTTGTAGCTGTTCTAAGAAAATCAGCAATCTTTGTATCTATAGCATCAGGACGCTTTAACTTTGTTCCTACAACCTGATCATAAACTGCAACAAAGTTCTTAATAAATTTATTTATTGTTTTTTCGTCAACGCCTTCATTCTGTAGCCTAGTTCGATAGTAATCTAGCCGAGCCTCAAGTGTCATTATCTTACCTGTTTCTGGATTACGAAACCGTTTATGATATTCAATTCTAGGTGCAACTCTATTGGTGTAAGCAATCATTAATTCCTTAATGTCTGTCACAATAAAATCTTTTACTAAAGCATTAGGAATATTTAATCTTCTTGATACAAGTGGACCACTACGACCAAAACCTGTAAAGATTGCATCAATAGCATCTTCATCAGTTTCACCTAAAATATTCTCTATAGTTTCATTAACTCTTCGCTCAACAGCAGCAGGTTCAGTAGAAAGCTCTTGAAACTTAAATAATCCATCATCACCTTTTACAATAACTTCATTGTTTTCTTTAAACCATTTATACAAAATAGCTTTAAAACCATCACGATCAGCCTCAATAGCTCTACGGTTAAATATTCTCATTAAATAATTACCAGTAGATTCTTTGCTAACGCCACGTTCTAAAAGCTCAAGAGCATTGTCTATTCGACCTCTTGTTTCATCTATAGCTTTAGAAATATCTTTTAATGCAGACCTCATAAGAGGCGTTAAATCAAGCTGGTTATAAAGCAAAGCAAGTTCTTCTACATCTTTAGCATTATTAATTTTGTCAAAAGCATCATCAAACTTACCAATAACATCTTGCTTCATAACAAGTTCATCTTCTAAATCTTTTTTAAACTTAACCTGATCCTTTGTAAGACCTTTTGTTGTTGCTGTTCTATTTAGTTGTTTTAGTTTGTTTGTTACTTTCTCTATATCTTTTGCAAGACTGTCTCGCTGAGGAGTCATCCATTTTTTATTTTGTGCAATAATACTTTGAGTTACGCTTTGAAGTTTCATTTGACGACCAACATTCTTTAAATAGCTGTCTTCAAATACATCCTTTGCATTTATTAAGCCTTCTTCTTCTAGCTCTTTTGCATACTTTTCAAAGAAGGTACGTGCAGCTTGTACCGAGCTGGCTTCTTCTGGAGTCATCTTTTCATAAGGAACTTCATCAATCATTAGCTGACCAATACGAGTGTACCATTCATCAGGAGCAAAACTATCTTTTCCTATTTTGCGGCGAATACGCTCATAATACTCACCAACTGGCACATTAAAAAACTCAGCAAAACCTCTAGGACTTACTTTTCTATAATCTCTATTAATAACATCAAGAGCTTGAAACCAATCACCTTGTCTACGACCAATTTCAGTAAAAGCAGAGTTACCAGCACTTTTACCAATTTGATTCATAATAAATGGCATGCCATTATCACCACCAAGATCAAGCATTTCTTCTTTTGCAAAGTCAGGTAATTTTTTATCTTGTATTGTAGTTCTAACTGGTGTAGGAACAGCTTTCATAAACCAAGAATTAGTAAACCAATCTCCAGAATAAGAAATGTCTTGTTTGCCTTTTTTTTCTTTTATATTTTCTCTTTCTTTCAGAATACGTTGATTTTCTTTTCCATATTTTTCTAATTCTGTTTTTAATTTTTTTGTTTCTGTTTTAATTTTTTTTCGTTGTTTTTTTTGTTTGTTTGCAAGTTTTTTTGCTTTATCAATATCTAAATCTTGCAAAGCATTATTTAACTTTGAAAGTTGATTTTCTAATTCTTTTATTTCATCAAAAACTTTATTAAATTTTTTATTGTTAATGTTTTCTGCATCATAACTTTTTTGTAATTCTGCACTACGATTTAAAGGGTTTTCGGAAATGCTCTTTAAATAATCTTTATAATTATTATTAAAGTTTTGCTTTCTTGTTTTAGCTGCTTGCGGTCTAGGAACAGCAAGGCCAAGTGTATAACCTAAAGTACCACCAATAGCTGTTGACCCCATAGTCCATAAAGCTGCATTAGTAAGCTCTTCTACTGGGTCTTCACCCTCACTTATTTCGCTTAATGCGTCAGTAAGACTTATACTTCCTTCTACAACAGCAGCATCCAATGCACCAAGCTTTGCTAAATCAACTGGAGCATTTCTTAGAATTAATTTAGCTCGAGCAGCATCTTGTAAAATTGAAGAAGCATGCTTTGGATAAGCAAAATAAGAACGCTCTGCCAAGCTTGCAGCTTGACTTACATTAGCAAGTGTACTTTTTAAATACTTTGAAGCAAGTATTCCACCAGCAGGAATTCCCAATGATACATGCAAACTAGGATCAGTAACAAATAAATTTAAACCTGTTGACCTATTTAAAACACTATAATTTTTTCTTCTATTCTCAATAAATTTAAGTGCAGCAGAAAAGTTTTCTGGAGAACCAATCCCAAAACTTCTTAAATAACGAGCATCATTTTCATTTAATTCATTT